TGTTATTGACACAGGAGTTCAAACAGTAGAAGATTTAATTACTGGTAGGGATTATAGAGATTATCAAGATTATTTAAGAGGAGGAACTATTGGACAAACTCCAGAAATGGTAGCTGCGTCTGCTAACTATGTTCAAGATCTTAGACCTCAGTTTCAACAAGCAGGTTTCCAAGCAGTAAATTCAAATGATTTTGTAAATCAATTTATTAATGGAGCAAGTTTTGGTCCAGAAACATATAACAGTATTATGGCGCAACAACCTATCGGTACAAATGTTTACGCATAATAATTTATTGGAGAATTAAATGGCAATACCCACAGACGGATTAGAGTTGTTTGCTGCAGAAAATGCAAAAGGAAGACCAGTTGCAGGACAATCTTTAACAAACTCACCAGAGCAACCTTATAAATGGGAGCAACCTCCTGAGTTTACAACTGTAAATGAAGCAAACTTATTTATATTACAATCTTTAATAGAAGAAAAAACTTATACAAATTTAGTATTATCTGTTGCAGACGGAGTTCCTGTAGCTGATGTTGCTTCTGTAGTACTTTATCATGGCTTTACACAAGGTAAGTGGAATCCAGACTTAATGTTGTTATTAATGGAATCAGTTATGTACATGATAATAGGGTTAGTTGAAAAAGCAGGTATCTTTAATTATAAGCTGTATTCAGGCGAAGCAGAAGATGATAAAAATGATGTTGATCCTGACATCCAAATAAAAACTTTACAACGTGCTGTCGGTGCTTTTAATAGAGAGCAAGTTGCACAAACAATAGATCCAAGAATTGAAGAACTTTTAGAAACAGTAGAACCTCCTCCAAGTTTACTTGAAGCTAGACCTGAAGAAGTTGGAGAAGAAGCTGTTGAACCTACTAGCTTACTAGGAAGACAGGAGATGAGAGCATGAGTATTTTAGATGATTATTTGAACAAAAGAAAAGGAAGTGCTTTTGATCTAGGAAAAAGTTTACTTAGAAAACAAAGAGGATCTTTTAAAGGTGCAGGCGCACTTAAAGCACTTACTTTAATAAAAAAACTTGCAGATTTTAATTTGGCAAAAGACGCGGTTGAGGAAACAGAAGAGTTTGAAAGAAAAGCTCTTCCTATAAGAGCTTCTTTACTTGCTAATTTTAGAGAAAAAACAGGACTAATTGCAAGAGACAAAACATTAAAAACTCAATGGGGAGATGACTTAGACGGTTATTTTACAGACTTAGCTAATAAAAGATGGTTATCTGAAACTCGTTCTTCACAAGCTCCTAATCGTCTTGACGATCCAAAAGCTTTTGCTGAATATGACAGCTATATTAATAAACAGTCTAATCTTGAAAGACAAAGATATAATGCTAAACTTACTGGAGCTTCTGATATAGGAAAACTTACAGAAGAAGAAGCTACTGCAGAAATTGATAGAATTATAAATGCTACGATTAGTAAAAATCTTAGTCCTGAAAATTTAAATTCTCTTTCTGTTCTTATGAGAAAAGTTAAAGGAGATAATAACAATACATCTTTACAGCTAGATGCTATTTTAAATAAAATAAAAGAACTAGATAAAAATTCAGAATTAAACTACGCTCCTATACAAACTAAAAATTTTCAAGCTGTTTATAATCCTCAAAGAAAATATAACGATACTGCTATATTAAATAGTGTAACTACTTTATTAGAAAAAATAAACCCTCAAAAATATGATAGTTTTGATATATCAGTTATTGATCAAATAAAAAAGAATGTTATTTCTAAACAACCTAATATTAGAGAAGAAGATCTTATTAATAGAATTGTAAATCAATATGATTCTTCATCAAATGAAAATTTAATTGGTTTTAGATTTAAAATTAAAGAAAAAGAAAAAAATATTCTTTCTGCTTGGGATAGTTCTGAAAATAATTTAGAAAGATATTTAAGTAAATTTGATAATAAAAATCATTCTATAGAATTTGAAAACCTTATAGAAGTTTTAAATAATAATAACCGACAATTTGCTGCTACAACTTTAAATAATAATTTTGGAGATGTTTATTCAAGAGGTCCAACAACCGTATCAGATGCAGAAATGGTAAAAGGAAATGATATTTTTAATGGTTATATTAATTCTCCTTCTTCTATATCTAAAGGATATGATCAAATTGCTTTATCTGAAATAGGAGAAGATGGAAATGCTAAAAACTATTTATTAAGAAAAATATTACAAACACAAAAAGCATTACAAAGAGAAGATATTTCTTTAAAACAATTAAACAATGTTGATATGTTTGAAATGGCTGCGGATATATATTTTACTAGACAATCAGAGGGTAGAAACTATATTCCTAGTAAGGTTGATATATATAAACACAGACTTAATAAAGCTGCAGAGACTGGTAATGAGAGAGAATATGAAAATATTAAAGAAGAGTTGTATGCTGATGTAGCTGAAATAAATAGAACAACAAACGACAATGCTTTACAACAAGAAATCACAGAGTTTGTAAATATAGTAATGATAGGAGATGCTAACGAAGCAGAATTAAGAAACTCTTTAAAACTAGAAGGACTAAATATTGAGCCTCTTGAATCTTTTGCAACAACAAATGAAAAAGAACGAGCTTCTATGAAATTCTTAACTGATGTAGGTATAAGAGATAATGTTGATGATAAAAGAAGAGGAGACGATAAAGAATTTAAAGAGCAACAAATTGTATCACATTTAGAAGATGTTTATACTACATTTGCAGGAAGTATGTCTTTCTTTGAAAAAGCTCCTGAGTTTAATAATATTGGAAAAGAAATTGAAAACTTTAAACGAGGACTAGTTAAAGTTGAAGGAGGTGTTTCAGATTTTTCAGATTTATTGTTATTGGGTGAAGTTTCTGAAGAAGGTAGAAGAACTAGAACATATTATAAAGATAGAGAATCTATTCCTAATAAATGGCTTACATTATTACCGGGAATTTCAGAAATACCTGAAGGAGAAAGTTTAGAAGAAGCATTATCTCCAGAACAATATGACGCATTACTGTCTGAAACTTTTGGAAGAGCTATAAAAGTGGTTGACTTTTGGAAGTCAAAAGGAATTGATGTAACTAAGAAAAAATCTAGTGGAATGTATAATATAAATAACGTAGAAGAGCTTCCTAAAATTATGAAATGGTTTGCAGACAATCCTACTGAATTAGAAGCTTTGAAAAATCTAAATTATGATTTCTTAAAATATGCTGAGATTCAAAGTACATACCTTATAAATAAATAAGAGTTTAATATGAATTTAAACGAATATCGTAAAACATTTTTAAAACCTGTAAATCGTAATTTAAAATTTAGAGAAACTTTAGATACTTTAGAACAGGACAACGAGTTTCAAAAAAGAGCAGAAAGATTTCTTACTTCGGTAGGAGAAAACTCTGATGATATTTTTGAGTACTTGAGAGACTCTGATTATAATTTATATAATGGTTTTAAAAGAGCATCTGAAAGTAAACTTTTTACTCCTCAACAAAAAGCTGACTATAGATATTTAAGACAAAGATTTGATAGAGCAGACACAGGAAGTTTAAAACAATATTTAGGAGCTGCAAAAGATATAGGAATTGATTTAGTTACTGATCCTACTTTACTTACTGCTGTTATAACTTCTCCTGTAACTGGAGGAGCAACTTTAGCAGCTAGAGCAGCATTAGCAAAAGGAGCTTCTACAGGTTTAAAACAGCTTGCTAAAAATCAAACTAACAAAGCGATAGCAGTTACTGCAGCAGAAGCAGGAGGTTGGACAGGACTTGATAATTATTTTAGACAAGAAACTGAAGTTAATACAGGGATAAGAAAGCTATTCTCTACTCCTGAGTTAGTAGGAAGTACTGCTTTAGGTACTCTTATGGGTGGCTTACTAGGTGCAGGCGCACAAAAATTAGCTATAGTTCATTCTAAAAAAGCTAGCGAGTTTGCTGATGACGAATACTTAGAACAAGTAGGAAGCATGGCTGCTTATAGATTAGGAACTAGAAAAGATAAAATTATTGCACGAACAATAGGTAAGCCCACAGCTATACTTAACACAATGGCACAGTTTTCTCCTATTGCTGATGCTCTTCGTAAACTTATTAGATACGATGCAGGTAAAGAATTTTTTAATCGTACTAATAAACCTCTTGAATTTAGCTTTGGTGAAAATATAAATTGGAGAACTGGTAATTACAAGTTAATGTATGAACAAGCTATTTCTCCGTTATATACTAAACAAAACGGTGTTATGACCGATGAACAGCAAAAAAATATAATTAGGCTTTTAAGAGGAGGACCTAAAGAAGGTGCTACTATGGCTGAGATTGTAGTTGCTAACAATCTTAAAAAGTTTTATGATACTATATTCAATCATGCTGTTAAAAATAAACTTATATCTCCAAGAAGAAGAGTTAAAAATTATTTTCCTATAAGTTGGAATAGAAAAGCAATAAAAGAAAATCCTGAAAAGTTTAGAGAATTATTGTTAAAAGAAGACGGTGTTTCTTCTGATAATGTTGACAAAATTATAGCAGGTGTATTAGACGAAAAAAATGCTGCTTATGGAGAAACTGCTAACATACTGACAGGTATGCGAGGGTTAAATATTAAAGATGAAAATGTTTTTGAAGATTTTTTAATTAATGATTTACACGCAGTATCTCATTCTTATTATGCTAAAGCTGCTAGAAACATTGAAACAAAAAAAGCATTTGGTTTAAGAGATAAAAATACTGGAGAACTTAAACTTACAAGAGACAGCGCACTTGAAGAGTTTGAAAAACAATGGGTTGATCCTTTAAATCAAGAGTTAATAGCAAAAGGTGTTAAAGGAGGTTTAACAAAAACAGAAAGAAATAATATTGTAAATCTTTTCAAAACTTTAACAGGAGATTTAGACTATTACAAATCTGATGTAGGTCAAGGTATTTATGATGCTCTTAAACTTTCTCAACAAGTAGCTCACCTTCCTTTAGCTACTCTTTCAAGTATGTCAGAAGTTTTTATTCCGTTAACAAAAGGGAAACCTGAAAGGTATACTCAAGAACTTTTAAAATCTATAGGTGAAGCAGGAGAACTTTTTACTAAAAAAATACCTAGAATTTTAAAAGACAAACATAACTTAGATCAGCCTGAAGTGTTTAATGAAATGAATAAAGTTTTTTTAGCAGTAGAAGAAGCTTTAGCTGATCGTGTTGAAAACCTAGCAGGTGAAGGTATGCAAACTGAATGGGTTAAAAAAGGAGCAAGAGGATTTTTTAAAGCTAACTTACTAACTCAATGGACACGACTGGTTCAGTTAGCAAGCTTTAATATTGGTAAAGACTTAATAAGTTCTAATTTAAAAGCACTTCATAAAGCTTCTAAAGCAGGTACAGATATATATAAAGCAACAGGGAAACTTAGAAGATATAAAGAAGAACTTTTTGATTTAGGTATAGATATTGAACAAGGAATTAAATGGGTTGATGATGGAGCAAAACAAGCTGATGCTCTTAAAGATTATTCAGAATTAACAGATAGTGAAAAGTTTTATCAAGTTAATTTAATAAGAGGAGCAGGAAGATTTGTTAATGAAGTTATACTTAATCCTGCTAGGGAACAAGCTATTAAACCTATTATTCAATCTAATCCTAAAGTAGATATATTGTTTCAGTTTTTAGGTTATCCTACTGCTTTTTCTAATACAGTTTTAAAAAACTATGCAAGACAAGTTATTCTTAATCCTGCAGCTAATGCTCCTAAAATTTTAGGTGCTACAGTTTTAATGACAGGAACTGCTTTAGGATTAAACTATGTTAGAGGATCAGACGAATCAAGAGAAGAATATTTTAAAGATCCTCAAAAAACTATACAAAAAGCAATACAACGAGTGGGTTTGTTAGGTCCTTTAGAACACGGTGTTAGGTTTAGTGATTCTTTAGAGTACAGTAAAAACCCTGCTCTTTCCTTACTAACTTTAGGAGGTCCTATATTAGATGATACTTTAGGATCAGTTTTTTATCGTAGAGGATTATCTGAAACTCTTGCTAAAAATATTCCGGGATATGCTTCTAAGAATGTTTTAGAAAACTTAACAGGGTTGACTCCTTACGATAATATAACAGAAGGAGCAAAAAAACTTGACAAATCTTTAAAAGAATCTATGTTCGGAAAACCTGTTGAAAGATCTAGGTATGAGCGTGATTATCAAAGATCGTACAGGAGAAACTATCAAGAAGGTGGGTTAGTTTCTGACATGTTGTTTGAAGATGATATGATAGATCCTTACACTACACAAATTGATAAAGATAATCCTGTTTTAAATGTAGCAGATGATCCTACAAAAAGAACTAATCCTTATACTGGAACAGCTTATAGTGAAGGAACAAGACCAAGTGTTGTTGCTACTTTGCAAAGGAGGAGAAGATTTGCAGTAGGTAGTTTAGTAGCTAAAGGAGCTGCAAAACTTTTTTCTCCTACGCTAAAAGGATTACTTGAAAAAGCTCCTATTAACTTAAAAGGTAAGGGTGCTATAGAGTGGGTAAAAAGTTCAAAGGCAGGACAAAAAGGAATTAAACCTAGAGAAATTGAAAGACTAGAACTTATAGATTTTTTAGAAAAAAACCCAGATATTTCTTTACAAGAAGCTGCTTCTTCAGTTGCTGAAAAAGAAGTTAAAGTTGGTGGACAACCTCAATTTGAACAAACAGGAAAGGTGAGACATGTAGCTTTTGATGATCCTAAAGATGCTCCTGTTTCATCACTAGATTTGAAAGTTCTTCGATCTGAATTAGAAGGCTCGGAAGACTTCAGTCCAATTGAAGAATCCATAGCTATGATGCGAGAAACAGGACATAGGAATGATCCTATAAAAAATATAACTCAAGAAGAAGTTTCTAAACTTTTTCCCAGTGGAAATAATAAAAAATTTGAATTTCGGAGAAGGACTATAGCAGAAGATACTCTTTTTAGTGACTCATTTATCTATGGTAACAAAGAAGACGGATATTCTGCTTTTCATAAAGGATACTTCTACACTTTGGATTTTCCTAAAGATTTAAACGAAGCAACAGTACGCTTTCAGCAAATAATAAATCGTGAAACTGCTAGAAACTTTGTTCAAGACACTTATCCAATTAGGATTGTTTCTAACGAAGAATATGAACGAGTAGGAAGCGAACCAATAGAAACCTATGGTAAAACTAAAGAATTTAAAACGTTTATTGATAGACAACTTCCCGGTGGGGAAAACTATGAAGAGTTTTCAATAAATTGGGAAGGAGCAGGTCCAAATGAAAAATGGTCTAAACGTATAGCACGATTAAAAGGTATTCCTTCTTTTGATCACCCACATATAGTTTCAGATAATGAAAATTCACTTATGCACATTCTTGGAAGAGATAGAAAACTAGCAGGTAGAACTGGAAAAAATTCACATATAGATGAAATGCAATCTGATCTGATAAAAGCAGGACTAAAGTATGGTTGGATGAAACCACAAAAAGAAATACTAAAAATAGAAAAAGAAGTAGAAGAAATATTAAATAAAGCTAAATCAAAAGGCAATTTTGAAGAATTAGATTTAGTTTCACCTTATAAATATGCAGATAGCAATGAACTTGGTTATGGAACATACAGTATTAACATGATGAATAAAAAACTAAACACTGAGGGTTTTTTTAATCTAAAAGAAATTGTAAATATTGATGAATATACCAACCAGCCCTCTATTAGAAACAGAATTACTAGAAATCTTACCATTCGTGAGCTGGATCCTGAAGAAGCAGCTTTTGTTAAAGCACTAGGTAAAAAGAATCTATCTAAAATAAGAAAGTTATTAGAAGAAGCATACGAAGGTGTGCCTAATTATCCATTTAAAAAAGATTGGGAACTTTTAGGAGTTAAACAATGGTTGCTCAAAGCTATTAACGAAGGTAAAGATTCTATTTCTGCATCTCCTTCAGAAGTGTTAGTAGATAGATGGTCACCTCGATTTAGAGAAATGTATAAAAAAGTGTATGACATACAAATACCAAAAGCTATGAAAAAATTAGCTAAAAAATATGGTGGTAAGTTTGAGGAAGGCAGGTTAGATACTAATGATTTATATGGAACGGCTGACGATAATCTGTCACTTGCAGATGTTAACATACTTACAATTACACCTGAAATGAGAGAAAAAATATTAAAAGACGGACTTCCTGCTTATGGTTATCGTAGAGGTGGTTTAGTAAATAGATTAGAAAAAAGAAATGTAGAAAGGATTCCTCTTAGTAATGGTAGTGAAATAACAGAAGAGTCATCAGAAATAAATCCTTACGTTCCTTTTTTACCTGATGGTTCTCCTAATCCATATGTTTCAGATGCAACAAGAGCAGCTTGGGATGCGATGGATGTAGAATCTGAAGTTGATATTAGAGACAGGATGGGTACACTTGGAAGAGATGCAGTAGATATGAAAAGATTAACTATATTACCTAATTTAAACTGGAATGTAAAGGGATTTTATAATCGAGAAAAAACTCCTAAACTTGAAAAAGCATTAGATAAAATTTTTAAAGACGCAGGAAAAAACTATAAAGACGATGCAGAAGACGATATGGTATATATTGTAGGAGAACAAAATGCTAATCCTTATATTTTAGGACACGAATTTAGGCATAGAGCGTATGAGGATATGTCAGAACAAGAGGTTCGTTTATTAGATGCTTATTATGCTAGAAACAAAAAAGAATTGAATGCAGTTCTTGAACATGTTGCTCCTGATGATTCTAGAAGACAACAAAAACTTTTGGATATTATAACAGAAAATGCAGATGAGCTTATTAATAGAGAATTAAATCAATTAAAAAAAGAACACGATAATAGACTATTAAAAATGGAAGAAAAAAATATTTCTTTACCAGACACATATAGAGAACCAGATTGGGATTTAGAAAAAGAAAGGTTAGTAGAACAGTATAATCGAAGAGCTAAAAATACAGGAAGAAGAGAAGTAGAACAAATAAAATCGTATCAATATGGTGAAACAGGAAAAGTTGTGCCAAAAAGAAAACCTTTCTTTAACGAAGGTGGTTTAGTAAATAGATTACAACAAAGGAATATGTATGGACAAAGACAAACTAATTGAAGAACTTAAACGTGACGAAGGTGTAGAACTACGACCTTACAAATGCTCCGCAGGATTTTTAACGCTGGGTGTAGGTAGAAATATAGAAGAGCGTGGTATTACTATGGATGAGTCTGACTATCTTCTTGCCAACGATATAAAAATTTGTGAAGAAGAAGCAAACAGAGTATTCAAATGGTTTGCAAATTTAACAGATGCTAGGCAAAGAGCTATCATCAATATGATATTTAATTTAGGCTTGACAAAACTTTTAAACTTTAAAAAGTTTTTAGGTGCGATGGAATCAGGAGACTATGAGACAGCAGGTAAGGAAATGCTGGATAGTCGTTGGGCAGAACAAGTGGGAAACAGGGCAGATAGACTAGAACAAATGATAGTCAATGGGTGATATTTTGATAATGTATCTTGAAGATGATCTCGATAGAGCTTATCGAATAGACTGTAAACTGCGTTCTAAAACAGATCTTGCTTGGCTTAAACGAGAAGAGTTTAGAAAAGTATATGAAGAATTGTTAAACGCACATTTAGAAGGTATGCCAGATATGCCACTAGAATTAGTTATGGAATCTGTAGAAAATATTCTAGCAAATGAAGGTATACGATTTAACAAAGAGGAACTAAAAGAGAAAGCAAATGAAACTAAACTTACTTAAAAACGTGAAAAACATTATAGGTGCAGTAGCTCCTACAATAGGAACAGCTCTAGGTGGACCAATGGGTTCGATGGCTGCAAACATGGTAGCTGATGCTTTGGGTTGTGAACCAGAGCCAAAGAAAATAGAAGCAGCAGTACAAGCTGCGACACCTGAACAACTTGCAGAACTTAAAAAGATTGACAAAGATTTTGAAGTTAGAATGAAAGAACTTGATGTTGATCTGTATGCACTAGAGACACAAGATATACAAGATGCTAGAGGAAAGTTCTCTAAGGATTGGACATCTCGTATTATGGGTATATCTGTTGTTGGTGGCTTTATGGGTTATATATTCTTAGTAACACTACAACCACCAGAGCAAAACTCAGAAGCACTAATTAACTTGGTACTTGGTTATCTTGGTGGATTAGCAAGTGCTGTAATCAGCTTCTACTTTGGAGCAAGTAATTCAAAAGGAAAAGACGATGAGTAATGTAGATCACACACCACAATATAAAGGTTTAGAAGCTGTATATAAAGGTGAGATAGCTAAAGCCGAAGCAAACTTATCTGTATACTTTAAAAATAGTGTAGGTGTTGGAGAACATCCTGACATTATTGAAGCTATGGATGAACAGTTGGATAAGCTTGCACAAGCTAAAGATAAACTAGAAGCATTAAAGGATTTAGATTTATGAGAAAAGGTGGATTTAGAAATCAAGCTAAAAGACAACAAGTACGAAATAGAGAAAAATTTAACTTTAGAAAACAACAACTAAAACTTAAAGATCAGATGGATTATTATCATGGCAGTCAAAAAGAAAAAGAAATCAACAGTAAATAAAGCAGGAAATTATACTAAACCTACTATGAGAAAGCGTCTGTTTGAGCGTATCAAAGCAGGTAGTAAAGGTGGTCGAGCAGGTCAATGGAGTGCTAGAAAGGCACAGATGTTGGCTAAACAATACAAAGCAAAAGGTGGAGGATACAAATAATGCCAATGGGAAAAGGAACATACGGTAGTCAAAAAGGCAGACCGAAAAAACGAGAAAAAATGATGGGCGGTGGAATGTACGGTTCTAAGCGTAAGAAAATGATGATGGGTGGAACAGTTGATTACAAATCAATACAAGATATGGAGAAGATGTGATGGCTAAAGGAGTTAAACATTACTTTAGAGACGGTACTGAGTTTAAAGGCAACACACATAAAATGCCTAATGGTGAGTTACATTCCAATAAGACTCATACTAAAACAAGTAAAAGACTTTATCACTTTAATCAGTTAAGTAAAACTGCAAAGAAAAAAGCAAGAGGTAGAAAATAGTGGCACTTAAAAAGTCTCAAAAGTCTTTGAAGAAGTGGACAAAGCAAAAGTGGAGAACACCAAGCGGTAAGAAGTCTTCTGAAACTGGTGAAGTCTATGCTCCGTCTGCAAAAATTAAAAGACTTAAATCTACTCCTGCAGGTAGAAAAAAACTAGCAGCAGCTAATAAAAAGAAAAGAGCTGCAACTGCTGCAGGTAAGCAACACGCTAGACACGGACTGCATAAAAAGAAAACTAAGAAAAGGAAAAAGAAATAATGGCTAAGAAAAAAGATCCTAGACTTGCAAGAGCAGGAGTATCTGGTTATAACAAACCTAAAAGAACTCCTAATCATCCTAAGAAGTCTCATATTGTTGTGGCTAAAGAAGGAGATAAAATAAAAACTATACGCTTTGGTCAAAAAGGAGCTAAGACTGCAGGTAAACCTAAAGCAGGTGAGTCTAGACGCATGAAGATGAAACGTAAATCTTTTAAAGCTAGACACGCTAAGAACATTAAGAGAGGTAAGATGTCTGCAGCTTATTGGGCAAACAAAGTTAAATGGTAAAGTAAATGCAAGAAGCTATTGACTTCATAAACCAAGTAGGATTCCCGATTGCTAGTGCGCTAGGATTGGGTTTCTTCATTTGGAAGCTTATAAATAAAATCATTGATGGCATGGAGCAGAAGATAGATGTTGTTGATGAAAAGGTAGACGCTAGTTTAAATGCTATGGAAGAAAGACTTAGCACTAAACTAGATTCTCAATATGGGATCATAGTAGCTTTAATAGATAGAGTAAGATCTCTTGATAATCAAACAATACGACAGGATGTACTTTTAAAAACTTTATTAGGTATTCCTAACTTAATAGAAATAGACAAGGTGAGTAAAGCAGACCGTGAAGATCAAAGAAAAGATTAAGAATTTAAACTTAGATATAGTTGCTGCCTTTTGCGTATATCTTATTATATTTTTATTTATTCTATCTGCTAAGTTATACGCAGACGAAATACTTTACAAGTTTAAAAGTCCTAGTTTTTCTGGAATAAATACATCTAGTCATTATCTTACAATCGAGAATCAAGAAGCTACTAGAAGACAAGCTATTAAAGATGAAATAGAAGCTTATAAAGATGAGTTAGCTAGAGAAGCAGACAACACTACACTTGCAAGGTTTATTCGTAACTTAGAAAGCAGAATCTACGCACAGTTATCTAGGCAAATGGTAGAGCAACTGTTCGGAGAAACACCACAAACATCAGGTACACTTGAGCTAGAGGGAAACACTATTGAATACAAAGTTGAAAACGAACTTATTACACTTACTATTACAGATGAAGAAGGTAGCGTTACCAGTATTTCTGTTCCTATCGGTAGCTTTACTTTCTAGTTGTGCGCCAAGATATACTTCATTGCTTGAAGAAGGTGGTATACCTTACATCATTATAGAAAAAGCATCTGTATTAGATTTACAATCAGAAGAATTAAAAAATATACCTCCAGCAAAAAGACAACCAGTTATAGCTATATACCCTAATAGCTTTGTAGATCAGACAGGACAAAGAAAAAGCAACGGACAGTTTGCGTTGTTCTCTACAGCTATTACACAAGCACCAGAAGCTTTTCTTATAAGAGCTTTAAAACACGCTGCAAGCGGAGAGTTCTTTCAAGTAGCAGAACGAGTTGGGTTAGACTCATTGACTAAAGAAAGACAGCTTATACGCAGTACAAGAGAAACATTTGAAGAGGACAGTAGTGTAAAACCTCTTTTGTTGGCAGGGTTATTAATGCAAGGTGCTGTACTAAGCATAGATACAAACATAAAATCAGGAGGTATTGGAGCTAGATATTTAGGCATAGGAAGCTCCAAAGAATATAGAGAAGACTTGATTACTATATCTTTAAGACTTGTATCTGTTTCAACAGGTGAAGTATTGATAGAGGTATTAGTAAGTAAAAGTATTATCTCGGTAGGAATTTCTCAAGACTTGTTTCGTTTTATATCTAACGGTACAGAGCTTGTAGAAATAGAAGGTGGAGCTGCAGAGAACGAATCAACATCTATAGCTTTACAACAGGCGATTGAAGAAGGTGTGTTAGATATAATTAAAACAGGAATAATCAGGGGGTATTGGGAATATGAAGAAACTAATTAGCTTATTGTTGCTTATGTCTTATAGCGTGATAGCTGATGATAACGAAATCTATGTAGATCAAGTTGGTGCTACAGCGAATATAGATCTTGAGCAATTAGGAAGTGGTAACATAATCGGAGGACTGAACTCTGCACATGGTTCAATGACTCCATTTGATCTTGATGGTACAACTATGACATTAGATGTAAATC